GTTGATGGTCCATTGTTTAAGCCCGTGATCAGGATTATCATCACGTTGTGCAATCCATTGTGATTTGACGGTTGTTCGACCGTCTACTTCGTCGGGATTGCCGAGCAGATAGGATGTGTTGTTGTTGGAAATACCAATATACCCGTTTTCCCCATGGTTGGTCAGCTCAAAGCGCACCGGCACGGGCTGCGTGCCTTCGTTGACCACGTTAAGCGAGTTGGTTACGGGCGTTGCGATAAGCATGGTCAGTTGGATATAGTCCAAACAAATGTCCGTTTCGCCCGTGCTCGACTTTCCGTAAATATCCATATATAAATTGCCGCTGCCGTCTACATAGCTAAACAAATCATCAGATGTCTGATAGTCAAGTTCAAGCATTGCTGATTTGCTTTGCGTATGTTTTACCGCGTCTGCCCAACCGGTAGCGGGTTTATAGGCCTGCGCATAAAAGCCGTTGTTGCCATATCCCCAAATCTTGACGTTTGCCGAGCTGACGCTGTTCTTGACCCAGTTCAAACGTTCGACGTTGCCGGCAATCCCGTATTTAGCAAAGAAACCGGGCTGAGCTTGCTCGATTGCACCTACTACGTTCAGCTTGGCCACGAAATGTGGGACTTGATAGCGCCATAAATTCTGTGGTCTTACGATTGTTGACCAGTCGCAAAAGTTGCCGTTGCCGGCGGCGTCGTTGGTGTATCTCAGGCGCACCCTCAAACGCTTGTTGGCCATGTCGTTAGTCCAAGGCAAGCTCCCCTCAAACCCGCACGTACCGCTACCGGCCACGTTTGAGTGCGTCTGCTGGATATCCGGACGAGCGGTAAGCGTAACTCTAAGCCGACTGTACTCGTGGTTCTTGCTATCCTCGTCAGTCACTATGATATAGGCGTACTTGCGCCATGCTGACGAGTTATCCACATGCCAGCCTTTGATCTTGAGCTCGTCGCCCTCGATCTTGATACTGTCTAACCCGCCGCTCTCAGTCGCATACAATTGGAAGTTACCTAAAGAGTTGTCATATTCGCTTTTTGCAGCACTCGAAG